CCTTTTCTATGATACCTGAGACGGATTCCAATAAAGGGTTGGTTACTCCAGATATTAGGTCGAATAAATCTGAATTAACAGATAGAATATCAGTAAGTATATCATTGGTTGGCCCTAGATCAATATTTAGATCTCCAGATATATCTATACTCTCTATTCGTATAGGTCCAGCAGGCTCCCATCTTCCACTCTCAATGTTCCACTCATAATTAAAGGTCGGCTGAGGGGATAGGTGGTCAAGGTTCGTTATATCTGAATATAACGGATTATTCTTATAGTCTTCGTTGGCCATACGAAGATATTACACTTTTTTTTAACCTCTATCTAGGTAGTGTTTTATACCATTTCTTTTTTTACTGTATTCTTTGAAGTATTTTTGCTGAACAGGGTCATATCCAAGTTTGTCTTTTCTTTTTTGGCTAAGCTCTCGACTTTGATCAATTAAGTCTCCGTAGGAACCTTTTTGGTTTGCGGTTTTGTTAATAAACGCTTTATTATCAAAGGGGTCTGTGTCAGAATCTATGTTGGCTTGAGGGATACTCCATACCCTATTCCATTTAGTTCCTTTATCATCAGTATAGGAGTGCTCATCATTCATTCCTTGAATAATATCAATAACCTCTTTTGTTTCTGGGTGTTCGTATGTATAGAGTGGCATTACTGTAATATTTTTTCTAAGGTGTTTTTATATGTAAAGACGTCTTTTAGTTTCTTGCCTTCTGTATTTTCTTCTTTACACATTGTTTCAGCCTTTTCCATTGCTGATATAAATTCTTCATCATCAAAAGTATATATACTTCCTTGGTTAAATTCAGCTCCTTTTTTGAAGAAAATATTATCATAGACCTCTTCTTTGCCGCTTGGGTCTAGTAGTATACTATTTTTATTTGTAGCCCAATCTGTGTGTGAGGTAGAATTTAAAACTATACTCCATTTACCTAAACAGGTGGCATTAAAAGAGGGTAAGTTCCAACCTTCTGCGCCACTCATGCCTCCCAAATCGATGTCTATTGAGTTTAAGAAATCATTAACTTGAGAGTTTTTAGGTAAGAAAGGAAGAAAATTAATATTGCCGTAACTTTTGCCGCCAAGTATTCCTCGAATCGCAGATTCCATTTGCTCTTTCTTGAAGAAGGGGTTTGAGATGCAGCATGTTAATTGGTAATTATAATCATTATCTTAATATGATTAGAGCAGTTACCGGTCTAAACGAAGCAAGAGATGGATCAACTCCTGATCCTAATTCATTAGTTGGCGTACAAAAGCTTGCGGCATTAAACTCCAACACAGCCACAAGACATATCCTTCAAGGAAGTTTATTTATAACAAAAACATTGGCTGAAGCTCTTGCTCTAAGATGTGCTGACGTATTAGAGTACGCGGACTTTAGAGATGAGTTTGCTATGCAGATTGGCAAGTATAACTTAAAAATGTTGGAGGATATAAGAAATCTTTACTTACACGACTTTGGCATATTTATAGAGATGTCACCTGACGAGGAGCAGAAAGCAATGCTTGAGCAAAACATACAGATGGCATTATCTAAGCAGGACATTAGTCTTGAGGATGCTATTGATATTAGAGAGATAAAAAACATTAAGGTTGCCAATCAGTTGCTTAAGGTAAAGAGAAAGCAGCAGATGGAGAAGAAACAGCAACAAGAAATGCAGAAGCAACAGATGACCGCTCAAATTCAAATGCAATCTCAGCAGATGGCTGCGGCTACAGCAATGAAGAAGATTGAAATGGAAACTCAATCTAAAATCCAAGTGGTTCAAGCAGAAGCAAGTTTTGATGTCAAGAAAAAACAAAATGAAGCTGCATTAAAACAGAAGCTGATGGGACTTGAGTTCCAATACAACATGCAACTTCATGGAATGCAGCAAGCGCAAATGGACGAGCGTGAGGCGATGCGCGAAGAGGGTAAGAAAAATAGAATAAGCATGGCAAACACGCAGCAGTCTAAAATGATTGAACAGCGTAAACGCAATTTACCTGCCTTTGATTTTGAATCTCATGAAGATAGTCTTGACGGTTTTGATTTCGCAGAATTTGAGCCTCGATAGATAGAAAAAATATTATATAACTTTGCATAAATTTTAATTAAATGGAAAATCAGAAATTCACAGTAAAAGTGGTGGAGGGAGTAGAGGAGAAATCTACTCAGGAGATAGAGCAGCAGCTCTTGGACAAGCACGCAGCCGAACAGGGTGATGTTGTACAGGAGGAAGTTGCTAAGGTGGAGCCTACTGAAGAGATTCAGCAGGATAAAAAAGAAATAGAAGATACCGATGTTCTTGATTATATCAAGAGTCGGTACGATAAAGACATCAGTTCGGTGGATGATTTGTTTGCTCAGAGAGAGATGAACGAGGACTTGCCAGAAGATGTATCAGCGTTCTTTAAATATAAAAAGGAAACTGGCAGGGGAATCGAAGATTTTGTAAAACTACAGAAGAACTACGATGACCTTGATGAAGATATTTTGTTAACGAGCTATTATGCTTCGACAGAGGATGGGTTGGATAACGATGATATTCGTGACCTTATGGAGGACAAGTTTGGATTCGATGAAGACTTTGACGATGAGAAAGATATTAAGAAGCGGAAGTTGGCAAAAAAACGAGAGCTTACTAAAGCGAAAAAGTTCTTAAAGGAGCAACAAGAACAATACAGGATCCCTCTTGAGTCAAGTGGGGATGCTCGTTCTGCGGAGCAACAGGAGGAATTTGATCGTTATAGAAGTTTTATGGAGGAATCCAAAACTCAGGAGGAGGCGAATAAAAAGCGGTACGACTGGTTCATTCAAAAAACACAGGATGTGTTTGGGCAGGACTTCAAAGGTTTTGAGGTATCTGTGAATGATCGTAGTTATACTTATAAGCCGGGCGATGCTGCTGAGCTTCGGAATAAACAGTCTGACATCAGTAATTTCATTAATGGATTTATGGATTCAGAGACTGGCATGATGAAGGATGCAGCCGGGTATCATAGAGCAATATCTATTGCAATGAACCCCGAAAAGTTCGCGCAGTTTTTTTATGAGCAAGGCAAGGCAGAGGCCATTGATAATGTTACTAAGAAATCTAAAAACATTGATATGGTTCGCAAGGCACCTCAGTCGCTCAACAAAAACGGATTAAGTATTCGTCCTGTGGGTGACACGAGCAGTGGAAGAGGACTTCGCATTAAAAGTGCAAAACGATTATAAAATTTTAAAAAATAGAAACTATGGCAGTAAATGCAACTCCAGGGTTTAACCTAATACCTTCGGCAGAACGGGTAGCCCTGGAATCAAACTACATTACCAATTTCGACTTTTTGAATCAGTATCTACCTGATACTTATGAAAAAGAGTTTGAGAGATATGGTAATAGATCAATCTCATCTTTCCTACGAATGGTGGGTGCCGAAATGCCTACTAACTCTGACATGATCAAATGGGCAGAGCAAGGTAGACTACACATTAAGTATGTTAACTGTACCTCTGCAGCGGGAGCTGGAACAGATAGTGGCGCAGTATGGACGGTTAATGATAACTTGACTCCAACTATCCCAGGTGGTACTACTACTGCGTCAGGAGGTGGAATTGCTATCCGTGTAGGTCAAACTGTAATGATCTCTGACAACACAGCTGGATCAAACTTAAGCAACAAAGCTGTTGTAACAGCAGTAGACTATGCGTTAGGAACATTCACTGTTTCTTACTATGAGGCTTCTGGTCAAGCTGTGCTTGCGGGTGTGGCTTGTACGGTTTGGATTTACGGATCTGAATTTAAGAAAGGGTCTGCAGGAATGGAGAACTCTTTAGAGTCTGATGACTTCATTTTTGACAATAAGCCTATCATCATCAAGGACAAGTACGCTGTATCTGGATCTGACATGGCTCAAATCGGATGGATTGAAATCACATCTGAGGACGGAGCTAACGGATACCTATGGTACCTAAAGTCTGAGCACGATACTCGTTTACGCTTTGAGGATTACATGGAAACTGCTCTTGTAGAAGCTGTTCCTGCTGAAACTAACTCAGGGGCTGCTGTTTTCTTCGGAGATGGTACAGGTACTGACCAGCAGGGTGGTAGCGAAGGAGTATTTTATGTTGTCGGTCAGCGAGGTAATGTCTATGGTGGTGGTAACCCAACTGCTTTATCAGACTTTGATGCAGTAATTCAAAGACTTGACAAGCAAGGTTCTATCGAAGAAAACGTTATCTTCTTGAATCGTCAATTTGGATTTGACATGGACGATATGTTGGCTGCTCAAAACTCTTATGGAGTTGGTGGTACTTCTTATGGTCTATTCGACAATGACGAAGAGATGGCATTAAACCTTGGATTCTCAGGATTCCGCAGAGGTTATGACTTCTACAAGACTGATTGGAAATACTTGAACGATCCTACTATGAGAGGTGGTCTTACAGGTGGAGCTATCAACGGACTTTTAGTCCCTGCAGGTTCTACAACTGTATACGATCAAATCTTAGGTAAGAACGCCAAGCGTCCATTCTTACACGTAAGATATCGCGCTTCCGAAACTGAAGATAGAAGATATAAAACTTGGATCACTGGTTCTGCTGGTGGAGCAAGAACTTCTTCTTTAGACGCGATGGAGGTTCACTTCTTGACTGAGAGATCTGTATGTACTTTAGGTGCAAACAACTTCTTCTTATTCCAAGATGCGTAACCATTAATTATGGGGAGGGGTAACCCTCCCCTTTTTTAAAAATTTTAATTTTAATCTAATGAAAACAAAAAAAGTATACACTGATAAAGTGTACCGACTAAAAAGAGATGCAGCGCCTTTAACATATATGCTGGCTTCTCATCACACCCGCAGATCACCTTTATTACACTTTGATGAAGAGACGGGTGAAAACAAACAACTACGCTACGCTCGAAACCAAAAGTCTCCTTTTGTGGATGAGCAGGATGGTAATGCTATTCTTGAGCCAATTATATTTGAAGACGGTATGTTGTATGTTGCTAAAAACAATCAAGTTCTTCAAGAGTTTCTTTATTACCACCCTTCAAGAGGTTATGTGTTTGAAGAGGTAAATAAAGAAAAAGATGCTTCGGCTGAATACTCTGAAATGGAGTCAAGGCTTAACGCACAGATTGCAGCTAAAGAGCTTTCAATGGACAGGCTTATTGCTGTCTCTCGAATCCTTATTGGGGCTGCCGCGACTAAGATGTCCACGGCTGAGCTTAAAAGAGATATATTAATCTTTGCTCAGAGAGAGCCTGAAACCTTTATGGAGGTCATCAATGATCCGGAGCTCGGGTTCCAGGACGAGGTAAGACAGTTCTTTGAGGAGCGCCTTCTAACGATGCGCAACAAGAATAAG